CCATTAACCAATTCAGCATCCTTAATCTCCACCTTGTCGGCTAGAGTGAAAGAACGTTCAAAGTTTCGGTTTGCAATGCCTTTGTAGACATATTCGGTTTCTGGGTCGTCTTTACTTGCACCCCTAATAACCAACTTATTGCCATCCAAAGTCATTTCAATATCGGTTTTAGCAAAGCCCGCAACTGCCATTTCAATGACATATTTGTTGTCTTTTACTTGTTTGATATTGTATGGAGGATATCCAACGGCCTTTGCTGATTGCTCTGCAACCTTTCTAATGGTCTCTAGAGTATCATCAAAGCCAACCGAGTATGGCTGAAAACGGGTGAAAAATTCTTTACCCAAAAGGTCATGAACATAAGTCATATAATTCTCCTAATATATAGCGAGTTTAAAAATGTTACCCCGAAGGCGTAACAGAAAATCCAGCTTACTTTATACTGGGTCAACTAACGAGTGACAGTGAAATTTCTCGGACGCCTTTTACCGTTAGCATCAAAACGGCCCTAAGGTGGGCAAATTGGTGCAGTTTTATACTGGGCTGCAACCAGTTTCCCATCCCGATGGGACTTTTTATTTATATCAGTTTCTAGATTTTTTACCAATATTATATTTTGGAACTAATTCCCAATCACGTTTTTCTTTATGTGAGATAATCTTGATTTGAGAAATTGGAATCGGTGGAGGATTTTCAATCTGTTCAAGATTTACGATAGTGACCAGTTCCCAATCATCTAAAAGCTTAGCAATTGCATTCCTACGAGAAATATCATTTTCTGTAATATCAGTAGGTTTACCATCTAATGCAAACAACTCTTTAAAATGTACAATATAATACTTACCTTGCTTATGTAAAATATGACAAGATTGGTATAAAATATTATCTTTCTTGGAAGCTACACCTATGCGAGTTAGAGTTTCTCGTACTTTCAGAAAATCATCTTGTTCATTAAGTGTTACTTCAATTAAACTATTAATTGAAATCATTACTTTGTCACTCCGCCTTTATTTGTTTTTGCTTTTATTTCAGCGACTTGTTCATCAGTTAAAATACGTAAGGCTTCTTTTGCTTTTTCATTAGAATAACCAAAATACTTCTTAACACATTCTATATCCTTATCAATTTCAGACTTTTGCCACGGCTGATACTTCCGCTTCATAGGTCTAATTGTATTTAGAAGATATTGGAACTGTTGATCCTTATCAATAAAAGGACGCAAATTCATCTCATTCGCATAAAGCACACAATCAATGTGATATGACAATGCACGATTTACAATAAACGGTGCATACTCCTTATAATCTAGTTCCTCATCTTCCTTCTTTTTCTGTAAAATCAAATTAACATAATCAAAAGGACTCATTTTACTTAAACTCTGCGTCAACCATAATTTCTGTCAAACATGCAATAGTATTAATCTCTTGGTCTGCAACAAATGCAGCCTGATATTGATACTTAGCAAGAATCAGTACCATCTGAGGTACTGAATTGGGTTTCAGTAATTCATACAATGAATCATAGAGTTTGCGATACATCTTAACCGGATCATTATCCAGATTGTTTGTAACCCATTTACGAGCAGAACCGAAGTCTTTCTCCTTGAGTGCTTTGATTAGAGAATCAATCTGAATATCGGAAACACTGGCCAAAATGCCCTTGTCGATGACTCCAGAAACCGAATATCGCTGCAACTCATTTAGAACTCTACGGTTATCGGGAAAGTGCTTGGTGATAATGGATGCGACAACTTCCTTATCATACTTCACATTTTCTTGCTCAAGAATCCACTCAACACGCTTAAAGAACTGTGATGCAAGTTTAGCCCTGCTGCCATTGATTTTGAAGTCAACGACAGAACACCGAGAGTGAATAGGATCAATAATGCGGTTCTTGTAATTACAAGTAAAGATAAAGGAACAATTTGAAGCATACTCCTCAATGGCTCCACGCAGAGCAGGTTGCGTGGAGTTTGGATTGAGATAATCTGCTTCGTCAATGATAATGACTTTACGACCACCAGAAAGACTTACTGATGATGCATAATTTTTAATCTTGTTCCGCAGAACATCAATACCAGACTCATCAGAACCATTGATAACGATAAAGTCACAACCAACTTCATTACAGAGTGCCTTTGCAATTGTCGTTTTACCGACACCAGCAGAACCAGACAGCAACAGATTTGGAATCTCTTTACGGTCCACATAATCTAAAAAGGTAGACTTTATGGAGTCGGGCAAAATGCAATCTTCAACTTTACGTGGGCGATACTTCTCCACCCACAAAACATGCTCGTTCATTCAAAATCTCCATAATATAATAAAAAAAAATCAATTAACTAATTTTGCTGTCTTTAGCTTCAAATGCAATCCAATATTGAATGTCGTCCTTGACATTCTTGAAATGCCCAATACCTTTGAATGAAATAGTAACTTTATACGATCCAGGAATCATTTTCAAGTTATCAGTCTTAAAAACAATCTTATAGACCTTGCCGTCATTAACTTCGGCAATTGTAATGGAGTTTGTGTGTGCCGAATCATTTGCGGCATCAAAAGTCCCCAGAGTGATAGTAGTGCCATCAGACTGAATAGCAATGTGTGGAGAAGAAAGCACACTCGAAGTCTTTAGAATTTCTTCATAGACTTCTGCATCCATTTCAAACGTACAATCTTCCGAAGGAAGAGTGATCGTCTTATCTGGTGGTGTAACAATCATTTCCTTTGCGGCCATACGATACTTGATCTTGCTACGCCCACTACGGAAAATGATATTGGACTCATCAAACTCCAATTCCGTCTTATCCTTGTACAAGGAATATACCGACAGGAATTGATTCAAATCATACACACAAAAATCTTGAGGAAAAGAATCCTTCAAGGTGGCTTCTGCCAACACAGTCTTGCTAGACGAAACTGTAGTAAGTTTATTACCTTCACGGAAAAGAAGACTCTCATTGATACTGGAGAAATTCTTCAATACCGTCAATGTTTCATTTGACAATTTCATTATTAACCTCACACTTAATGCGTTCAATATAAACAGCAGCATCCAGGAGTTCTTCCTGGAGATGCTGCAACCATCCCAAAAGATCAATGTCAGTACGTTCAGTTGTGACACCGTACTTAGTATAGCCTACTTCCATACGACTTGTCAACTGTTTTGTGACATTGATTACATTTTTATCAATCATCACATTTCACCGACATAGTTAGCAATTGCTGGCATATCACCCTTGAAGTGATATGTGCCGATGTGTTCAGTTCGCATCCATGGGCATAGATGAATCTTACCGCCAATGTTTCGCCACCATTGACAGAACATATAATCTTCCGACAAATAACGCTCGGAGTCTTTATCAATCGTAGTATCGAAGTACGCATGAATGTAACGAGTGCCGTCGAAATTGGCTTGTCCTAAGTGGTCTGGACGATACTTCAGGTTTGGATATGCTTCCGCAAACTTAGGAAACACTTCTCTCTTCACCATCATGAAACCAGTTCCAATTTCTAGAACTTCAAGGGGTTCAGTAACTTGAAACTGTGCAGTACCTTTAACTGGATTAAACACAAAGTCACCGGCAACCCTTTCAAGGTCACCCGCTTCAATATCAGGATTTTTCTTTACTGCCGTCTTAATAGACTTCCACTTGATAGCCTTCTTAGGATATGGACCACCAATAACATCTTTGTCTAGTGCCAACATAGCAATAACATCTTGTGGATTGAAACACACATCCGAATCAATAAACAATAGATGTGAACAATCTGAACGGTCGAGGAATTCATCAACAAGATAATTTCTAGCTCGTGTGATCAGAGACTCATTAAACAAGAATGAGAACTTAACAGGAACACCATATTGCATACAAACGGATTGCAAGTCTAGACAAGCCTTCATATACATACCATGATTTTGACCGCCATACATTGGAGTGGCGACAAACAAACTTTTTTTCCTCAACTCATCGGTTGAAATTTTAATTTCCATTTTAACTCCAGTTATTAACAAAAAAAGAGGAGGCCACAATGAAGTGACATCCTCTTTATATCATGCAGATATTAAGCAGTAAACGAATAACCCGCACTCAAGGCTGCTCGCACCAAAGCCTTGGTTGGCGTACCAAGGCGATAGAAATTGATCTTACGACCATCCTTCAATTTTTTGGTATTCGTATAGATGCAATAACCTTCTTGTCGAAGTTCACCAATACGTGCTGAAACGTTCTTGACACCGAATCGGTGCCGTGCTTGAGCGACGGTGAAGGTGTTATAGCCGCTGGTCTTCTTGAGAGTTTCCAGCATACGATCTTTAGCAGACAATTTAGTATTCATTATAAAGTTCCTTATTAAAAATAAAACATTCTCGTTTTCAGCGAGAAATCACATCATAAACTTATATAGTGCAGTTGTCAAGCATATTTGTGGTATACTTGAATTTATCTGCCCACCTGATTGAGATATTTTGCCTTGGTTTCTTCCCAAGACAGGTAAATCAAATCGTCATAAAACAAAGATTCTTTCGAAACATTGTTTTTCTTTTTCAACATTGAAATACGTCCTTTTGCATATTTGATTTTCCAAATATTAGCCAAGGTTTCTTCACTTGTATCAAATGATTTAACTAGACTTGATTCACCGATTTCTTTGCGAAGAAATTCATTCGTATTATTATAGAGTGGGGAAAAATAGATACCTCTCTGATGTTCTGTACGAATCAACTGCTTTGGAATGCCAAGTTTGGAATAAGCAAAATTCAATGATCTGTTCTTATGATCTCTCTTTAGTGGCAGACCCTGACAGTTCTTTGCTTCCCACCATTCGAAATATTTTCTGGTATGGTTTTCTTTGATCCATTCATAGACCATTTTTGATGTTGATCGTTTGGGTTCAAATGCAACGGAACCAGATGAGAAACCCATTTTATTCCAATGTTCCAATCCATCGTACTGCGAAAGACCGCCAGATTTTGTATTACCATATAGTGATGTTGTGGTCACCCCAACCAAAACATCTTTATATTTGGCTTTCCAATCACGCTGAACAGTATCTGAAAGACACATCAATGCAAGTAGTTTGCCACCCATGTAATTGAAACCCAACGGCTGCAAAGGAACAATAGTGGAACCAATTGCAGTATGATTGATCATACCTTGTTGAGTCTTAACGTACCTAGGCCATCCAATGGCATTATCCCTAGGAGTCAAGTCTAAAAAATCAGAGGAGATGCAAATCACACCAAGATACTTCTTCGTAACATCATCTTTTACTGTGTAGAATAAATTTCTACCAATATTAGAGTTATTCTTCATAGTGGAAGAAAAAGTACGAATAGCATTCCAAGTTTCGGCTAAATCGCCGTTATACAACTCCATCACTGGTCGAAGTTTATCATAATCGTCAGGTTCGGTAGGCATCCAGAAATTGGACTTAACCTTATCTACAATTTCTTTTTGTTCAGGATTAGTCATATGAACTTCATCACCCCACAGAGTATTGACGACTTCTGTAGGATAACGTTCTTTGACCTCGCACCATTTCTGGTACAAAGTATATTCTTTGACATCCATACCGGATGCATAAGTTAAATCTTTGATTAAAGTGGTTTTAAGTTCTTCGGTATCAATATGATTAAATGTGGACGGAGAATTGGCTTCTTGCCATTC